AGCCTTTTCCAATACTTTCATACCAAACCCACGGTCAAGCTCTAAGTCTGCACCTAGATTCGTAGGACCAACAATCGGATAACCTTGCTTGTGATATTTTTCTAAAAAGTTAATTTGATAGGCATTGTCAGAAAGAACAATGATGTCAGCCCAATTCATGTGTTGTTGCCAGTCGGCTACACGAGGGATAAGGCCACGACCAACGTCAGACTCATTACCTTTGGCATCTTTTTTAATCCATTGTTTTACTTCATGTCCAGCTTCAATACAACGAATACCAAAGTCAACAAGTGCTCCAGTAGCATCTAATAGTAATACTTTCATTTATTATCCTTAATCTTCAGAAAGAGCTTTATAGCCATAATAACCAGCAGTACCTGCAACACCCATTCCATAAATAGAACGTCTAACCATATAATTAATGGCATTTTTAGCAGCAGCACTCTTACCATATTTACGTTCAATTTCATCAAATTGATTTAAAAGTTTTTTATACTCAACATCATCAATTTTTTTATCTTTCCGTAAATTATTAATAATAGATTTACCTTCAGACATAGCTTGTTTAGCGTCACCTGTAGAAAGTTTACCTAAAGACATCCTATATTTTTCTGCTTCTTTTTCTGACATAGTAATTGCAGATTTAGCTCTTTCTGCTTCACCTGCAAGACGAGTAGCAGCAGCTTCAGCTTTTTTACCTGCAGTCGTTCCAGCCATTTCATTTATCTTTTTAGATTCTGCTATTTTCATTAAAGGTGTTCGCATTTCTGGGAACACTCTTAAAAGACCTTCTTGCTTTCTAATAAAGTCTTCTGTTTGTTTTGCAGTCATTCCTTCAACTTCAGTTCTAAAATGACCTCTAATTGCATTTAATACTTTAGGGTCTTTACCTCCAGTTAAAGCTAAAAGTCGTTCAGCTTTTTCTTGAGACCCATCTAAATAATAATTAGCAGTTGCTTTTTTATCAGCAGAAAATAATGCTTTTTCTTCAGCAGCAATTTCAGTGTCAGTAAGAGCTTTTCCTCTACCAGCTAAAGCTCTGGTAATAGGCTCTGAAGTTTCTTTGTACTTTTGAATATACTCACCAACTCTAGGTTCATAAGCGTTCATAGCACCAAGAAGTTTATCAGAAAGTTTTTTCATACGAGTAGCATCTAAAGCACTAAAACCTTCTACAGTTGTTAAATCTTTATTAGTAAGCATACGTCTTAAAAACTCTGCTTGGTCTAATGTTAAAGGTTTAGTTTTAAAGTCTTTAGGTTTATATCCAGGATTTACAGTAGCTCTTAATTGTTCTACTTTTTTCTCTTCTTCAGTTAAAGGAATTTTTTCACCTTCAATTGCTGAAAAACGTTTTTTAAGTTCTGACCTAAAAGGTTCTGGAGTGTCTTCAATTTGTTGTTTAACTTCTCCAAGAGTTTTATTAAACTGTTCAGCACTTTTTGGATTTGTAGATATAAAGTCACCCTTAGCTTGTCTAGCTTTAGCTTCTGCAAATGCAGGGTCTTTAATTTGTCCAATAGCTTCTTCTTGTTGAGTTTGTTTTAAAGCTTGAATGTTTTTACGACCAGCAGGTTGAATTACTTCTCCTACATCTTCAGCAAGGACTTTATTTTCTGAACTTAAAGAAGTAAGATGTTTTTCAAGAGTAGCTTGTCTTTGTTTTTCACGAGCTGAAGCAACTTTTTCACGGCCACCAAGTTCTTCTTGAGCTTTACCAATCTTTTGTAATTTTTCAAGTTCAGGTTGTTGAGCAGCCTCTTGTTGAGATACTACTTCTCCTGCTTTAGATTCAAGTTCTCCTCTAAGGCTTTGAGCCATTTGTTCAGCTTCAGTGCCTTTAGAAAGTTTATAAAAATCGAAAGCTTTCTTTGCAGCTTTTGCTCCTGATACTCCGCCAGTAATAGCAATAGGAAGCATACTAGCAGCTTCTTCTTCTGCAGGTCTACGAGTAGGAGTAACCATACCTGCTTCTTGCATCTTTTGACCAATCCACTCAGAACCAAGTACAGGTTTTTCTGGAGCCTTATAACCTGCCCCCATTTTTTGTTGAAGGTCTTTACCCATAGCAGAACGTTCAATTTTACTAGCTTCTTCTAATCCAGTAGAAGCCATATCAACAAATCCACCTATTCCTTTTGCAATAATCCCACGATTAATTACATCAGTAATATGAGATAGAACCCCTTTAGCAGGGGTAGGTTCTTCTTCTTCTACAGGAGTTCCTCCAAATTTAGAGCCAACACTAGTAGCTTTAGGAGTTTCTTCATCAAGTGCAATACCACCAAATTTACTAGCCATTATGGTTTCCTATATTTTTTACCATCTTCAATATAAATAGCTCCACTAGGTAAAGCATCATATTGTTGTTTAGAAGTAACTGAAGGAGTTTCAGTTGTTTTCATTGGAGGAGCTTTTTCACTAAGTTTATTTACAAGTTTTTGTTTTTGGTCATCATCTAAATTCCAACCTTCAAGTTTACGGTATAATTCTTTCCTACGAGTAGCTAAGACAGTTCCATAACCTTCTTTAGTGTATTTAGTTGGGTCAAGAGCACTACCCCCTTGTTTCATCATTGCAACTGTTAAACGACCACCTTGAGCTTCCTTCTCAATTTCAAAAGCAGTGTATAAAGCTTCTTTTCTGAAAGCTGCATTTTTAGCTGTAGGTTCTACAGACCCTTCAACAAAATTTTTAATATCATCATCAGTAATTTCTTTATTTTCAGATAAACCTTTAATACGGTTTTGAATTGTTTTTAATGATAATTGAGCACCTGTAAGAATTTCTGGGTCTTTTAATCTATCAATTAAATGGTCTGCTGCTACAATAGCTCCACCAGTGTTAGTGATGTTTTGGTCAATTTTAGCATCCCCAGAAGAATCCCCAATAGTATTCTTTAAGAAAGCAGTAGGACCTACTCCACCTTTTTTAGCTTTTGCTTGTTCTGTTTTGGCTTGTTCTAATTCACCTAAAATCTTTAATTGGTCAATTTTAGCTTGAATAAGATTAGCTTTATCTTCCATTCCATCTTTTTGAAGTTGTAGTTTTCTTTCAGCTAAATCGTTTAATTCTTGAGCACGTTCAGTTTTTCTTTGTGTTTCAGCTTGTTTAGCTTCAAATTCAAGTTGCATTTTTTGAGCTTTAAGAACTTCTGTATTTTTATCAGCACTACCCTTCATTTGTTCTACAAGAGCTTGGCGTTCTTGTGGAGTACGAGCTTGTAATAATTGGTCTCCAGTTACTCCAAGATTAGATTGTGCTGACAATACAAACCTAGCCCATGCTCCATTAGCATCTGAAGGATTAGATTTAAGGTCAGCTTCATACCCTCTAACAAGTTGTCCACCAAGTTCTAAAGTAGTTTGTGCATTAGAAAGAAGGTCAATTTGAGCTTTTGCATGTTTATTTTGTATCTCTTCATTTTGCAATGCCAAAGCATTAGCTAGTTTATAATTACCTTTTGAATTGGCAAGTTTAATAGCATTAGTATTTCTTTGTAAAACACCTTGTAAACCTTCTACTTCATTCTTAGATGTTTTAAGTCGTTCCATTGGAGTAGCAGGAGTTTCTTTAGTAGGTTCTTTAGCTGCAGCCTCTGCACCAGCACCCCCCATAAAACTAGGCATAGGAGCACCACCCATAGGGGCAGTTGCTTGTTTAGGCATACCCCCAGATTCACCTGGTAAAATATTTTGTGCTAAAGATGGAGGGCCTTTTTGGTCTTGATAACCACCAACCATAGTTGGTTGTGTTTTTTGTGCTTCTGCATAAGTCTTTTCAGCTTCTGCTTGGTCAGCAAGTTGCTTTTTATAAGCATCAATTTCAAATTGTTTTTGTTGAATATCTTGGGCACCTTTTACAGCACTTTGATAAGCATCCATTAATGTTGCCATATTTATTCCTTAATTAATATGTTGGGCCAATTGTACCGCCACCCATATTAGGGTCAGTGCCAGTATATCCATACGGGTTATTCCCGCCAGAACCAGAAGTATCAGTTGGTGTATATCCACCTACATATCCAGGAGCATAACTATTATAAGTTGGAGAGCTAGGTCCTCCAAAAATACCTGATTGAGAAAGTCCACCAAGACCCCCCATAATGTTACCAAGTGCTTGTTGTTGGTTTTGAGCATTAAGTTGATTTTGACCTACAACACTTAATGGAGCTTGAGTTGCCCCAGACAATTGTGATAGTTGACTCAAACGAGTGTTTAAATAATTATTAGAATAGTCTTGCCCATATTGTTGTAAAGCAACTTGTTGTGCTCCAGATGCTTGTTGTCCTGTTTGAGCCGCTTGACGGTTAAGAGCTTGTTGACCTTGTTGTAAGTTAAATTGATAACCAGGAAGAGAAGTAACAGAAGCAGGATTAGCCATTAGTTGATTTAACTGAGTAGCATACTGACCTCTATATTGAGCAAATGGGTCATAATAAGCACCACCTGCCACATTACCTGCTCCAGAACTACCACCACCAAATAAATTATTTACACCAGAGGCAATTCCCACTACAGAAGCAGCAGTACCTAAATTAAACATAAACTGGTCTATAAGAAGCCATTTAAGTGTTTTTAAATTAAACATAATTATCCTATCATCTTAGTGTATATTCTTTCAATTGCCTTATACCCAAGTCTATCTAGTATAGGGCCAATATCCAGTTTTAATTTTGTGCCCATATAAATACGTTGCACATTCTTTTCTTTCAAACTTTCCTCTAAAAACTTAAACAACTTAATTCCAACAAACCCTTGTCGATGGTCTTTATGAATAAAGAATATATCACTAAAGCATGTTATACTTTGTTTGTAGTGCATGTGGGGAAGTACAAATGAAACATGATAACCAATTACTTTGCCTTCTTTACGAGCAGTTATCATGTGTAGTATTTCAAGTCTGTCAAGTTCTAAATATCTATCATAATCTGGGTTAAGAGGTATTTCTGGATTCCCTGAAACTTCTTCCCAATGATTTTCAAACAATTCTTTTATTTCATCAATAACAAGGTAATAACGTTCAACTTGATAAGTAATCATTCTGTGGATGGTTCCCCTGATAGTTTAAGCTCACAGACATCTAAACGGAGTGGTTGGAACCCTGTGTAAAGGAACTCATAGGCTCTACGTCTAAATCTACCTAAATTATATAAAATAGGTTTCTGTAAACTTAAATCAACTTGTCTATAGTTTGACCAAGTGACATAATCATCATTAGTGTGTCTTACATTAATTGTGTCATTAATGTTATCACCAAAGATAACCAATTCACTATTGGACTTTTGTGTAGATGTACCAAAGCGTCCTCTTGGTGTAACCATTCTTACCATGATTGGTCCAAAAGGGTCTTTATAATTACCTACACCTATAGTATACACGTTTCCTGTCACTGCGTCAAGTACATAAGTGTTTTTTGTATTTGCTGGGAAGGTTTGTACAAAAGTACATTCAAAATATCCTTCACCACCACCAATGAATTGTTTACTTGTAGTCCAGAAATGCCATTCTTTTTCAGCTAAGTCGTAAACCATTGTTACATCTTGGTCTGCTAATACTAAACCATAAAAAGTGTGCCCAGAGATTTTATACACCCAACTATACACTGTAGATAGGTCACTTGCATTAAGGAAGTTCTCAATGGCTTTATTAGAAATAACTTGAGGCACTTGTCCAGAAAGAACATTGACTGTTCTACCACCTTCTTTGTTATTAGCCATCCAAATTACAATTTCTTCAAAAGATTGAATTGAATCTCCAGAAGCACAACCAATTTCTAATGTAGCTGTTGTATTACAAGACAACACTGAACCTACAGGATTAGCATTATCATAATAAAACTCTGTAGTCCATTGCTTAAATGCTACAAGGTAGTTAAGATGTTTTACTAAACCCATTGCTAAGTCAGGTTCTGCATTAGCAGTGATATAGTTTAATGGGTTCCATGATGTAGGGTTTTCTTCATCACTTTGCCAAATAGTACCACGTTGGTCCATTGCAAAGACATACCCATCAAGGTAAGGAAGACCACTAACAGGATTAGAAGGGAAAGCATTTAAAGCGGCTGAAGCGGCAGCACCTGTACCTACCACACCTGTAATAGTTGTACTTGATACTGATTGAGAAATAGATACAGAATAAGTACCTTTATTACCTGCTACATAAAATTTATAAGTTCCAGAAGCAATTGTAGTAAACGCATTAGAAATAGTAATAGTATTTCCAGCTACGTTAGTTACATAAGTGTTAGAAGGAATACCTGTTCCTGAAACAAATTGTCCTACAGCAATATTTGTTGCTGTTGAAACATTAAATGTAAAGGTACCTACAGCCCCACTACTTACATAATTAGCAGTTGCTGCAGGAGTATTGGTAGCAGTTAATTGTCCAGTAATAGTAGTTCCTGAACTTACCCCTGTTCCTGTTATTGTTTGTCCTGTATATAAACCACCACTTGTAACTGCAGTTACTGTCAATGTAGTTGAAGAGATAGACCCAGTAACAACCCCACTAGGATTATCAAATACAACAGTAAGAGTACCTGTATATCCAGTGCCAGGATTTGTTACAATAGCTGAAGTAATATTTCCATTATAAGCCATGTAAGTTCCAGAAGCACCACTTCCAGTTGTACCAGTGACAGTAAATACACCTGTAGCAGGATACCCAGACCCAGCATTAGTGATAGATACTAAATTCACTTGTTGACCTATGTTGACAAAAGCACCTGTGGCATCTAAATAGTAGCCATTTACTTTGTCATGTAGTACCATATAGGGATGAGGGGAAGAAGTAGCAGCAGTATTAGCCCAGCTAATATTATTAGTTGTATTAAGCCCAGTGCCAACAGAAACTCGTGTACCACCTGTGATTTTATATAATGTGCCATTTGCCACTGCATATAAATTATTATTATATACCCATAATCCTTGTCCTAAAGAAGGAAGAGCAGGAGTAATTGTATATTGAGTTTTACCTGGACGTTTAACTAAATGAGGTCTACCAGCAACGGTCTCTTTATAACAATTAACCATTTTGGCATCTTTAGTGATGTCATTGGTACGTTGTTCAAGAGGGGTTACTAAAGGGAGTTCGACTTTAGGCATTATCGGAATCCTCTGTTCATCCCCATTCTGACATCTGGGACAAAGTAGACAGAAGCATTTTCTACATCCCAGTCTTCTACTTCACGTTTATACATAATAGCTTTAGTATCATAGTATCCACGGTCTTGTAAACTCTTATCATAGTCAGAAGCAAGTTCAGCCATTAATGCCCATTTAAGAGGAAGGAACCATTCGTTAGGAAAGTCAAAATTGTCTGTAGGTTTAACCATATCCATTAAAGGACGTTGTACTACAATGTACAAATCATAATTGGTTGCTGTGTTACTATCAGGAGTTAGGTAAACATCCAATTGACCAAAAGTAGGTTTTGGATTGTAGAAATAACTATTCATTACTCCAGGAGATGCTTTACTACCAAGCATGTTATACTCTTGACGAGAAAGTGCTTGCATAGGAATGTCAATTGGAGGAGACACTTGTACATTACGTAAAAACCCTTGAATTACTTTTAAAGGTCTATCCGATATAATATCATTACCTGAGTCTGGTCCGATAGTATAAAGAGTTTGTCCTGATACCAAAGGAACCACAAGATTATCAATGGTCCAAAGTTTAATGCCATCTTTTTGCCAGTTTTTAATAATAAGGTTTAAAGCAAAAGAAGCATTTTTAGTAGCCTCTGATGTTGGTTCAGCACCTTCTTCAAGTACAGATAAACCACGTAAAGCAGCTTGAATAACTTGGTCTCTAGTAACCGTAAAACTTGTTACACCTGATGTACTCATTGAGTATCCCCACTATACTTCATTGAAATAAATTTAGATGCTAAAGCAGCACCACCTACAATACCAAGATATGCCATCCAGATGTCTGCACTAGGCTCTGGAATCATAATGAATTTAATGGTTCCTGCTGCATAAGCAATGTTACACCATAATTTAGAATGACTAAGTTTACCTTGTATGTTGGTAACAATATCTTCTAAAGCCATTACTTTTTACCTGTAAGAAAGAAGTAAAATAAAGCACAAGCTCCTGATACAGCAACAATCCATCTAGCTGTAGAACCAACCCAAGCAAGAGCTTTAAGAGCACCTTTGGCATCTGTCCATGCTTCTAATAGTTCAGCAGTATTTTCTTTAATACACTCAATATCTTTTTTAAGAGAATCTACTTCTGTTTTAAGCTCTTGCATTGTTGTCATTTACTAAACCCCTGTATTATCTACTGAAGTTGGAGGAGCAACAAACTGTCCATCAACATACGTCCACTCTGTCGTGCAGTTATCAGGGCAAGCAGTCCAGAACAAAGGAGGAGCTACAGGAAAGGTTTGGTCATCAGGTTCAATCTGACATACTCTATTATATCTTGGGTCTATTAATGCTTGCATGATTTATCCTTATGCGTATTCGTAAACAATAACGATGCCTGATGTTGCACCTGACCCGCCAGTACCAGCCGCACCAACAGTTACAGTTACACCGCTAAATGAAGAAGTTATTTTTTTCATTGCATATCCACCTGAACTGCCACCACTTATGGATTGTGGTGTAGTTTGATTTGCACCAATTGTTAAACTAGCCCCTCCTCCAGCACCAAATCCATAAAATCCTGATGCTCCATTTTGTGAAATGCTAGTTGAAAATCCGCTTGGATTTGGAGATGAATTAACAGGTCCTTTAGTGCCTGTACCATTTAAATCCCCTCCCGAACCACTGCCCGCATTGCCACCATTTGCAGAACCTCCAGTTGCACTTATCAATGCACCAAAGGATGTTGTGCCACCAGCAGTTGAACTTGTGCCACTACCACCACCTCCACCAACAACTTCAACAATAACAGAGTTAGTACCAGAAGTTGGAGTATATGTCGCTGTTCCTGCTGTTGTGAAATATTGAACATTTAATAAACGACCAGAAGCACTAATTGTTTGGAATGAAGGGGCACTAGAACCATTAGAAGTTAAGACTTGCCCTGAAGTACCTGCACCTGTATTTTGTAAAGCAGAACCATCGGTATAAACAACTCCACCTGCTGTTACACCAAGTGAAGCATTATTAGTACCACCGTGAGCAATTGTATTAACACCTGTAATAGTAGCAGCAGTACCAGATACGTTACCTGTAACGTTACCAGTAAGAGCACCACTTAAACCACCACTAAATGTTTGAGCTTGTGTCCAAGTATTAGTTGAATCTAGTTGTCCTAAATTAACAAGAGAAGCATTAACTAAACGAAGCTCTACTTTATCACCAGAGTTCCAAGAAACAGCAGCAGTATTATCTTGACCACGAACAATTGTAAACACATCTGTAGACCGAGCAGTTACTTTAACAATTTCAACAATACCTGCTGTATTAGCAAGAGTCATGTAAAAATATTGACCACCTGTAGGATTAGGGAATAGACTTCCAGCACCAGAAGCAACTGTCAAACTAGTAGCAACGTTAGTAATACCTGAAGCTAAGGTAGTAGCAGCATTATTTGAAAATATCATTAAACCTGACATAATTTATTATCCTAATGGTTTCGTATTAATTGCAGCAGCATTTAACTCTTGTTTAGAGTCACTATATTCTATAATTTTAAAAGTAAGGGTTGCAGATATTGTAGAATTTCCATACAACCATGATGTAAAATGAATTGGTACAAATTGGTCTGTAGGTTCATCTCTTACCCAAGGTACAAGTTGTGGGTCTGGAACACCTCTAACAAAATCTTGTGGTTGCCTAATCTCCCAGTCTTGGGGGCAACACATTAATCCATCCCAACGTTGCTTTAATCTAGAAGCTTTGAATTTGCGACCACATACATCACAAATAGCATCCCAGTCTCCTTTATCATAACTAGAATAGTAACTCATAGACTACTAGGGGCCAATACAGGTAAATCTCCAACTAAGGTATACACGTTAGTTAAAGAAGTAGTTACAGACATTTCTAAACGATATGTAACTTGGTCTAATCCACCATAAATACGTTGAGCAACTCTAGTGCCATTAATAACAGGACTACCTGAAAGAATAGCACTTGGGTTTGAATCGTTTCCTTCTTTTACTTCTACAGTCATACTTGCAGAGTTAATTGTTTCACCACTAGCAATAATGTTAGAGAAGTCAAAAGTAAACTGCTCATTCTCTGTGGTAAGCTTATAAGAAAAACTAGACATTATTATCCTTAGATATAAAGATGGTTCTAAATTTAGTTACAGCAATTGTAGTAACTTTAGATGCCATGTAATAAACTCGTTCATTATAGTATTTTGTAAAAGAAATTAATGACGGTAATAAAGTAGTAACAGAATTAGTTACAATAATAATCTTTTTAAACAAAGCCTTTTTTAAAGTAGTTACAGTGTTAGAAATTATTGCTATTACTTTAAGAATGGCTCTAGATATAATAGTATTACTTGTAGAAGTAATAGTTAATACTTTAGTATAAAATCTAGTTGCTGCAAGAAAAGCTGAACTGCTAGAAGATATACTTTTAACAATATTGACTTTTTTTAATATTAAAGAATTGCTATTTAATATTGTAGACAAATATTTAATAATTAGTTTTATTATTAAAGCAGTACTATTTACAATAGTAGTAATAAATTTATTAATATTTTTTATATTACTTGCATTACTTGTACTAATAGCAGTAAGCGTTTTAATTAATTTATTAATTGTAATAATAAAAACTGAGCTAGTAGATAAAATACTTTTAGTAATACTACTTTGTTTTATTATAGTTATTAAACTATTTACTATTGTAGTTACATATTTATTAATTTGTTTAAATGTTAAAGCACTACTAGTTGCAATAGAAGAAATAAATTTATTAATATTATTTACTATACTTACTCCACTTGTACTAGTAGCACTAATTGTTTTAAGTAAACTTTTAATTATATTTAATGTTGTTGAGCTAACTGAAGTAATAATTAGTAAAGAACCAATACCAGTAAACCAACCTGTTACATTACTTACAATTACATTTCCATAATTAGAAGGTGCTTGCCATATACCACCTGTAGCGTTGTTATCTTTAAGACTAACATACTTAACAGAATTTAAAATA